CTGCAGGATCGTCCTCGCGTTTGATTTCCTTAGGGATCAGGTTGTACGCCTGCAGGGCTTCGTTGATTTTTGATACTGGTATGTACTTGTGCGACCAGCAGATCAGATCATCGGGTGACTTGCCTCCGTAGAACAGGTTTACAGCTTGGGTCGCTCGCCGATCTGAACCGGGGATCTGCTCAGCAACTTCCCTGACGAACCACTGGTAAAAATCAGGGTCGACAACGGGTCTTTCGAGTCCAAAAACGAGACGGAAGCGAGGCCACTCTGGTGTCGTACTCGGCGAGTAGTACGCGAAGCTCAGGTACTTTTTACATATATCTAGCTCTAGAGCTTCTTTTACATTCAGCTCTTGCTTTTGAACTTTGTTTCCATTCTCATCTTTGTGATCTGCTTGATTATCAATGTCGATAATAATCAGACCAGCTTTAATCGTTCCGGTCGAATCTTTTACTCTCTTTCCGTTAACCAAGTGCCACGCGCACAGACCATCCCCAGCCGCTGTGGCTTTGGCGATGCCCTCAGCACCCGCTTCTGATGCTTCCCAGTTCTCATTAAATGATTTGAAGTTTCCACCTGGATTTATCTTTCCAGTTTTGGGGTTTACAAATTGACGAACTTTTTGATTTTTGGAGTAGAAGAAGAGCATGGTCCCTCTGCGCAGAGCCATTGTGCCACGGATCCCCGCGTGGATGCTGGACTTTAATTAAAAAACCCGAGCCTACGCAAGCTGAGTCTCATAAAACTTACGTAAGACTTCAAACCACATCTGTTTATCTTTTTTCAAATCTTCTGGGCCGAAAGTAAATACCTGAACAGAGAATTCAGGGATTGCTGTACTTACAATAATTTGCGTCTTGTTGATTGTGATTCCTAAGCAAGTTTCGGCTGCGATTGCGTAAGCAGCTAATTGCAGTTTGGTTTTCTTTAATTTAAATACTCCGGAGACGAGCGCCTTTCGGAGTTTTTCCTCCATCTGGACTTTGGCGCTGGGGAATTTATAACTGTACGGACCGTTACTGGTCTTGAAGTCACCCAGGATTAATTCGCCGTTTCCGTCCTGGTAGATGATGTCAGGGCACCCGGCGTACCCCTGAGCTTTGATCGGATCGTAAAAGTGAAGACGACCCACACCGTCATCACCGACATACTTATGCCATTCCGGCTTGTTATATGGTTTTTCGCTCCATAGAACGCGACCATTCTCTAGCAGTTCGTCTACTTTTTCTGGTACATCCTTCCAATATGGAGCGTATTGAGGCGGGGGGCTTACCATCAGCCCCCTGATGTGATTCTCAACGCTGTTGTGGATCCACGTCCCCCTTTCTGCTGCCATATCGGCAGCGCCGGGGTTAGCCAGATTCCAATGCGCTAGCTTCTTACGTGTTTCCTCGGTCTGCGTGGCAGAAAGGACGCTTGTTACGGACGGAAGCGGAACATTAACACCATCACATCTGTAATGACGTAATCCGTTGAGAGTAAGTCGTGTTTGGGACACGTTGGATGTGTCAACTTGGACACATCTTAGTCGATTAAATCAGAATGCCATCGAGAAAAGTCGAGGCTCCTCGGGACCATCGTCGTCATCACTATCATCATCTTCCTCTGCCTCATCTTCGTCCTCATCTACAAAAAACTCGGACTTCTGGTATTCGATATCTTTAGTGCGGCTCGTCAACTCTTCGGTGAGGCAAAGACCTGCTGAAAAACTTTCAACAACAATCTCCGCGCACTGCTGGGCATCTCGGATCTCTCCTTCAGGGGAGACGCACTCTTCAAGGAGCTGTGCTGATACCAGTAAGGCAATAACCCGATCGAGTTTTTCATTCGTCTTGTCTAACCTATCGCACACAGCACGCTGGAACTTTTCAAGTTTACTTGATTGCGATGTCATCGAGGGGAGGGAGCGTTTGAGCTGCGTCCCAATTTACAGCGTATGACACGTGAGTGCCGTCCATCCACTTGTCCGGTCGCTGAAAAACGAACCAGCAGCTCGTGACGGAATCGCGAGACGCGCTGACAGAACTGAAACGCGGCCGTGGCGACAGGACGATCATGTTCGACATCTTGTTCGAGAGCAAGAAGCTTCGGCGCTTAGCCACAGGTTCTATAAACGACAAACGATCTAAGACGGCAATTCCTTCCCGTGCGATCTGAATCCCGTAGTCAAGTATGTACTCACTGTATTCATTAAGTCCGGTTGTATTTGCGATAACCCAGTCGTATTGTTTACCCCGCATGGTTGTCCACCAAATCGGGTTTACTAAGTTATCGCTGTCTTTGTTAGTTGTAACTGTAAGATTGTGAGCTCGCAGCTGATCGCTGAGCGTATCGTTTGGATCATATGGGACTAGAACTGAGCCTTGGATGTAGCTGTTCTTGATCAGTTGATGCGTCACGCCTTCAGGGATTGTGTAAAACGATGCCATGCGTAAAACGGAAGAATGTGTGGAGCTTAGCAAATGGGTTGGTCTTTGACCGCTTCTGTGATTAACGTTGAGAAAGCTGCTGTCTCGGTATGCAACTCGACTGGATGAGTCAAGAACAGGAGTTTTTACATAATCGAGTGATGATGGACGCGAAGAAGTTAGATAGAGACGGATTACTTCAAATTTTTGAAATGGTCCATAAACAATCACTCATCAACAAACGTTTGTTTTCCTGCCTCGCCTCATGGTGCGCTCGCAATCAAGTCACTCTTCCTGCTTTTGATGAGTTGTTAGCAAGTAGAGAGGTTGCTCACCCTGTGGATACTCCTGAAACCCCAGCCGCTTGAGATATTTAGCTAAGGCAGCGGTCCGCTCCGTACGAGGCATAATCATGAGAGGTTTGGCGTTCGTAACTTCTAAGTGAATCTTTAGTATCTCCAGCGCTGTACGTAAGGCAGCCAGTGAGCGGAGTCCCTGCTTAGTGAGGACTGAGCGAGCTCTTTTGTTCTTGCGGTTTCGATACCAATCGTTTGCCGCACGTTTCGACTTGTGGATCGCCAGACCCACGTTGTAGGCAAAACCTACATCCTCTACAAAGAGGCTTACCCACTCACCATCTTGCTTTATTTTTGTTGAGATGCAGTTGAGATACATAATAAAAGCGGCCTTTCGAAAAAGACCGCTGCCTTGGCTTCGTTTTTACGTTAGCTCAGAAATCAATCCCGAGTGCTTTTGCTTGCTCTTCGGTTAGTTCTACCTTCTTCGCTTTAGGAGAAGGTGGTTCGGCAGACTTCAGAGCCTTGGCTTCGGGTTCGGGTGCAGCAAACGTACGCTCGGGAGCTTGACCCCGCGTGGATGCGAAATCAGCTTTAAGTGCAGCGTGATCGCTGCCCAGAGGAAGCTCGATCAGATCAGCGCCGGGGATGCTGCTCTTCAGTGCGTTCGCCGCCATGCCTGTTCCGTCCTTGGCCAGCCACTCGGACACGTCTTTGAGGAGCTTTTCCTCATCGTCGTTCTGAGCAGGACGATCGCTGAAGTCCAGGCAGTTGAAGTTGATCTTCGCCCCGTCGGCACCAGTCATCGGATCACGCTCGTTAAATGAGCGGGTCACGAACTTGGTTGAAGTGATAACAGACGCACAGTTAATGCGGTTGTTATACAGGGTTTGGAAATAAGCGATGAAGTTCTTTTGGCTGGATTTGCCAGAGATCATCGAAGTCGTGACGCACCGAGGAGGTAGCAACCTGTGGTGAGGGGATACACCGATGTACGCGATACGAAGGAATTCCTCCTGATTGCGCATACCCAGGTTTCCGAAGTACGGGGTGAATCCGATGAGAATGAATTCAATCGGAATACCGTTGTCGTTGCGATCTACGATTGCGTTGTCGGGATCAACGTCAGATTTCCAGCGACGAGCTTGAAGATCAATGCGTAGAGTGTGAGGCGGAATGTTGCAGAGAATTTCGGATTCCGAAAAGTCACCAGCGATAAACATGATCAGCAGAAATCAGAGGGAAAAGTCGATTGAACCGAGAGCAGCAGCAGCAACCTTGCCTTTTTCAGGGTCGGCTGCTTTGACAGGCGCTTTACGTGAAGCCTTAGGCAGGTAAAGAACCTTATCCAGATTGTAGTTGAGGTAAGACTTGTCGTCCTTTTCGGAGGTCGAGACTTTACCAACGCCAATCGTCGGGGTTCCGGGAGCCAGCTCAGCGAGTTGTGCGGAAAGCCCACCCCATGCGGAGAGCTTCATCCATGCAGTTTCTTGGTCTTCGGTCTGCCATGCGAGAGATCTGTTGGTGACGGTGTTGTCGCCAATTTCCATCTCCTCAGCTTTGGGACCCAAGCCACCGGTCGCGATGAAGAGGTTGATTGCCAGGAGATCTTGGAAGTTATCCTCGGTCACCACGAGCATGGGCTGCATCTGCAGCACACCGTCAGGAGTAGGCCGCGTGGGACCAATCGCCAGGACGGTTTGACCTTCTTCAAATTTTTTCAGGAGGTTACCAACGTAGTGGTCAGCTTTCTGTAGGAGTTGAACTTTCGTTGCAACACGTTTTTCGTTAGAGGGCAGCGACTCTGCCAGCACATTTACAGTTCCTTCGTCTTCAGCGGCGCTCGCTGTGACCCGAAGGCCAAGGATAAAAACGTTCATTGTTCCGGTTTGGTTTGGGTGTCCGACCGCAGTCGAACCGCACTATGGTACCAGCGCCGAGCCGGTTTGGCGATCAAATCAGGCTACTTCCTGTAAATGCCTGTAGATTGTTGCTCTGTGTACATTTAAAATTTTGGCGATCTGGACTACGCTTGCACCTTCCCGTCGTTGTGCTTTGAGGATCTCGATATCGCCTGGAGATAGCTTGGAGTGCTTTGCCGTTTTGTAATCAAAGTGCAACGGGTTGATGCAGTTTGGGTTCCCGCAGCGTGGCTTTGGATAACAGTTGTCTTTAGGGATGTCCAAATATAAGAGAAACGAATAACGGACGTATACTCGTTTTCCTAATACGTAGAAGCACGGTTGCTTATTTGAGAACGATCCTTCCCACTCAGAACACTTCGTGTACTCGAAGTTGTTGAAAGCTAGGTCGCGGAATAGTTTAGCTAAAGCAGACTCTTCGATTTGTTCGTAGCTTATAGAATATTGTGTAGCGTCTACAGCTCTACAAATGTCTACAGCCTGAGCTTGGACGTGAGCTGTGTCGTTGGACTGGACGGCGAGGACTAACTTTTTGTCGTTACGTTCAAGTTTAATTGAGTACTGATTCACTTCTTATCTCTTTTATCCTGCGCTTTATTGATTAATTGCTGAGCTTGCTTACCGATGTCGATTCCCTGCTTTTCCGCAATTCGTTCGATCCTCGCAGCACTTGCACCACTAGAAATCAGAGCCTGAGCGCCAGCTTGCGTGATTCTTCCGGCATCCGTGGCCTGCGCGACTTGTTGAACTTGAGTCTTGAGACCTGTGGGGGCCTGCGCAATCGCTTGTACTTGTGCGCGGTCGACAGCGCTCTGCGCCTTACTACCGAGAGACACACCAGCAGCGCGAGCTTGTTTTTCGATTTGAGTGGGATCGACGCCTTGAGACAGCAGACCCTTGACTCCAGTTTTACCGAGATTAGTTGCGCCTCCGGCAGCTTCAGCAGCTTGTTTAACTTGAAGGCGGACCGGAACTGTTGGGGCTGTCGAGGGAGCAGCTGTGGACGCAACCGGAGCCTCAGTGCTGGTTGGTTCGGCGGCACCGGGTTCCATCTGCTGAGAAGATGTCATACCCCTAGCTGCCTCTTGGATGCTGCTCAGGATACCGCGACCCTGTTCAAGCAGACTTTCGAAAGGCGAATAGTCAAACTCTGGCATTTCATATTTCGGAAGGGCAACCGAGGATTGAGAGGAAGACCCGACTTGTGTTGGGGCCGTCATCCCAGTCGGAGTTTGAGTCGGCGCACTACCGGAATAGCCGAGACGGCTGCCTCGTCCTTGAGGTCCAGTAGGACCAAACTGGATGTTAAACGGTGCGCCGTAAGTTAATTTACCTTCAAGGTTATATTTCTGAAATTCGGATCCGGGGATGGTTTCATCTGGGCTGACTGCAGTTACACCAGTGCCCGTGGCGGTAGGAGCACCTTCGACTGGTTTTTCTACTTCTTCTGGTTTTGTGCTGGGGGTCAGTGTCCCTAGATCCAGCTCGGGAAATAATTGTGCCAGCGTGCTCTTCGAAACACCCACTTCGGGGCTAACGCCGAAAGATGTTCCGGCTAACGAAAAACCGTACGAAGGACGACGCCGAACAGCCACGCGACTAAATCTATCTCCTATGATCGTAGCAAGTTTTCGATCACTAAATCACGTACTCACTGTTTAGTCGGTGTGCTTTCATTTCATTTCTTCGAAAAATCTTCGAAGGTAATGCCCCTTGCGAACAACCATATCTAAAGTCTTCATTGTACACAGAGCTTCTTCGTAGCTCTTAAAAACCTCTGCTTTTTCTTTCTTACCGTTGTACATGACCAGGGTCTCGCCCTGGATGGCGTTTTCGACAAACTCCCCGCGTGGGTTCAGGATCACCCAGACCTCTCGGAACTTTAAATACGGGCGCGAGGACATCTCCTCCTCGGTGTAGAGGGAATTTACCTTCGCTATCTTAGTGCTTTTCTTAGATTGCGCACTATTTACTTTTTTCTTAACGTTCAGCGTGATGCTGTTTTTTCGTTTCTCTGCTCTGGCTGCGTTGCACGCTACAAGGGGTGACTCGTATAGGGACGGGAGGAAATAAAGTCCATCATCTGCATTAACAACCGCCACGTAGGTCTTTCCTAACTTAATAGCAAAGACCTCTTTTTCTGCTGTTTTTTCGATTTTAACTAGTTCACTCATTTAGCGGCCCATGAATCACCAACATTCGCATCTGCTGATGCTGGGACAGATGTTAACACTTTTTGAGCTGCTTGGATCATGGCGGTTTCCAGCACCTCCTTGTATTTATTAGCAAGATCCTCTCTTACTTCCAGCACAATTTCGTCGTGCACACACGCGACCATTCGCACATTTTCATCTAAGTGTTCGTTCAGATCTGCGATGGCGATCTTCAGGATGTCTGCGCCGCTGCCCTGGATCAAGGTGTTGGCTGAGCACATCATTGTCGCATCGTCATAACTCAGAAGCCTGCGCCGTCCGCACGCTGTACGTACATAAGCCCAGCCGTCCTCTACCAGAGCCGCCCTCTCCCGGTGCCACATGCGCAGGCGTGGGTATGCAGTATGGAAGGCCGCGTGTGCGACTTTCGCTTCTGACAGAGAAAGCATCTTCCCACTCTGTGCTGCATATGTCTTGTATTTTCTGTAGCCCATTCCGTAGAGCAACGCGAAGTTCAGAGTCTTTCCATCTTGTCGTTCATCTTTAGACACTTCGTGTAAGTCCTTCTTGTAGATAAGACTAGCAGTCATTGTGTGTAAATCAATGTCATCTTTAAATGCCTGTCGCATCTGAGGGATGTTGATCAGTTCCGCACCGAGTCGTAGCTCGATCTGAGCCCAGTCGCAGATCACCAGCTTGAATCCCGGCTCCGCGATGAAGCACTCCCTGAATTCTTTACCTCTTGGAACTTGCTGGATGTTGACTGCAAAAACTGTTTTCTTTTCCCTTTTAGCTGTCTTCGGAGCACCGTTGCTTGTGAAGCGCCCTGAGTTCGCACCTGTTTGGTTGTAACCAGAGTGAATACGGAGCGTTACGGGATTTACATTTTCTAGCAGCTTGGTGATGTGTTCTAGTTTTGTCTCCACTTTTACCCGCTGCCTGTAGAGGTTCAGCGTGGGGTCGTCGCTATCGAACTCTGCGAGAGCGATTTGGTTGAGGGTTTTCTTCTCCGTCTTGGCGTCTCTAGGCAGCTCGATATCGCAAGCAGTAAAGGCAGAGATAACCTGCGTCGTGGATCCAGGATTAAAATCTTTTTTCGGTCTCTTACCGACTGCGACCTTTCCATCAATTCCCCGAGGAAGTTTCAGATCTGTCGGAAGTCTATCGTCCAGTGATTTAACGAACTGTTCGGTCTTCTGTTCCAGCTCTTCTTCAATAGACGCTTTGAGCTTGTTTAACTTAGTCAAATCGACACAGAATCCTTTGTAGCTCATCATTGCCACGGGGCGGACGCACTTGGATTCGAGCCCATAGACGGGTAAAAGGTTCTCCTCCTTTAGTTCTGCTAACTGCGATGCCGCGATGCGTGGAAGGATATCGACGTCTCCTGCGGCGTACTCGATTTGTTCGATGTCGAGTTCTTCGGC